CTTTCCAGTGGAGGGTCACCTGTATATGTTTGAGTATGAGGCAATATCAAAGTATCTTCCATACTATGATACATTTCCTCTCGTTTATGTTGTAAAAGTACTACCAGGAAAAGAATTTGTGGGTGCTAACTTACACTACATGAACCCAAAGAAAAGAATCAAGGCAGTACAAGGTTTAATGAAAGGTAGAGTGGACTTACCTAAGATATGTTTCCATAAATATCTAGATAAGCATGTCGAAGGTTACATGTTAGACCTTCACATTGATGAGTGGGACACCGCCATCCTCTTACCCGTTGAGAATTTCGTGACCAGAGTGAGGGGTTTCAAGTTTCCGTACAAAAAAGAAGATGTTTGGCAGGAAACTAATGAAAAATTCTACGATAAGATCAAAGGCACACGAATGATACAGGGATACGGTAACAAAAAAAGTAAGGAGATGGTTAAGTAATGCCTAGCAACGAAACTATTAGACGTAGAACTGCGGCTAGAAGAGCAGAAGAGCAGGCCAAAAAAAATAAAGAAGCGGATGAAGTAGAACTAGGTGGTTCTTCTACATTTACATTTGCAAATTTTAAGAATCGTACTGGTGCTCCTGGCAGTAATCTTCATTATCCTAGTGAACTTGCTACTTCAAAAGGAAAAACAGATTATATTAGATTTAGATTTAGAGATTATGTACCTCCCTATGGTGCTGGATCAGGTGATGCTGGAAGAGGAGCAGGTGGTGCCAGAGGTTACAACTACTCAGTTGATCAAGCTCTAACTGAACCAGCAAAAGATGCGAGTGGTAACATATTAAAAGATATAGTATTGTACATGCCTGAAGATGTTCAAGCAGAGTATGGTACACAGTGGGGACCACAATCATTCCAAAACATAACTGCCACTGCTATATCTGGACTTGGTAATGCCGGACAGATTTTTAAAAATCCTGGTCAAGCAATTCAAAAAGCGGCTCAAGGAGCACAAAAAGCAGGAAGTGATCTCGCTTTAGTACAGAGTGCAAGAGCAGCACTATCGGCAGCACAAAAACTAGGTCAGTTTCAAGGTGTAGATGTTAATGATTTATATGCTTCAACTGCTGGTGTAGTTGTCAATCCAAATGTTGAATTATTATTCTCTGGATTTGATTTGAGAACTATTAATCTCAATTTCAAGATGACTCCAAGATCTGCACCTGAAGCGAGAGCAATAAGAGATATTATTACAACATTTAAGATGTGTATGCTACCAACATTTAAAGTTACTGGAGCTTTAGGTCAGTCTATTACTGGTGGTACATTTATTAAAGTTCCATCTCTTGTTGACATGAAATTTATGAGTGGTTCTGATGAACACCCATACCTTTCTCAGTATAAACCATGCGCCATTACTGGATTTAATGTTAACTATACTGCTGATGGTTCCTATGCAACATTTGACAATACATCACCCGTAGCAACTACTTTGTCTATATCACTATCAGAAACCAAGTTGGTATACAAAGAAGATATTAAGTGGGGAGGTCCTAGTTACTAATGTACTTCAAAAATTTACCCAATATAAATTACGCAACAAAACCTACTCAGTTTCCATTTAAGGATACTGATTATGTTACTGCAAAAAATTTCTTTAAAAGATTTACTCTAGACGAAAAACTATTTTCGTTTGCTGTATTTTTTAAAGAATATACTATCTCTGATGATGATAGGTTAGATCTACTCGCTGAACAATACTACGGTAATGCATTTTTAGATTGGGTAATCATTCTCACAAATAATATGATCAGAGGTGTATATGATTGGCCTCTAACTGAAGAAGAATTATATGATCAGGTTGAAAAAGAAACTGATGAACCTGAAAAGGTATTATACTATGAAACAACAGAACTCAAAGCAGGATACAAAATTGATGGTGTTGATGTCATAGCATTAGAAGCAGGTATTAAAGTTGATGAAGCATTTCACAACGGAACCTACAGATACTTCAACGGAATTTCTTGGGTAACTATTTCCGGAAGTTTAATTTCTACCGCTGTAACTTACTTTGAAGATGCCTACAGAAAGAACGAGGCAAAAAGAAATATCTATATTATGAAAGACAAATACGTTAAGGGATTTGTGAATGAGTTTAAGCGTCAATCACAGTATCAAAAATCATCTGACTTTATCACTAGTAAGTTAAAAAATACATCATTATTCTGATCAACTTTTGACACAAAAAAATACCGGAAAAAATTTTTCCGGTATTATGAAATCAGTTATTCGATTTTGGTGTGTCAATCAGCAAGAAGACCAGCAAAATAATCTGCGTCCTTGACTGGTTCGCTGCTCTCTACCTGACTGCGGAAAGCAGAGACAGGTTCAGGAGCAGGAGCAGGTGCTCCCAAAGTGATGTCAGGGTCATTGAACCCACCGCCACCAAACAATTCATCCTCTTCCTCTTCAAGACGAGAGGCAGGACGACGACCAATGCCCTCTACATCATTGAAGCGACGTTCAAGATCATCATAGGATTTGAACTGGTCTTCATCAACGATAGAAGCGAGAGGATACAGTTGGTTGTAGATCTTCTCCAGTTCGTCATCGTCGTTAGACAATGCAGCAGGTGCTTCGAAACTAGAGGACTCATAGTTCCAGTAAGAACCTTTCAGTGTAATACGAAGGCGGAAGTTAGCACCCTTCCAGAAGTTGAAGACAGGAATAGGTTCATCACCCATACCTTCTTCAGGTTTCATAGCACGGGAGATAATATCAAAGATCTGCTGACCGAAACGCCACTGCATAACTTGACCCTCGTTCTGAGGATTAGCAGGGTCTTTAATCACCAGTACATTAGCAATGTATTTCTTCTTACGAGACTTACCGGCAGCAAGTTTAGCTGCTACCTCTTTAGGATTGTTCTTGTAGATCTCGCGGTTGGAATCACAAACGGGACAGATGCCAGGACCAACACCTTGCAGTGTGGTGGGGCAGTTCTCGATGAACCATTGTCCAGTCTCCTGATTCTGATAGACGTGCTGGAAGAGTTTCACAACAGGTGCTGTCTCTCCAGCAGGAGCAGGCAGGAAGCGCAGGATAGCACCGCCGCCAGTCTTCTCTTTGTTCAATGCTGGTTTGAACTCAGGATAACCGCTACCTCCACTATCTTTAGACTCAAGTTCCTTCTGAAGGAAGTCGAAGTCAGTGGCAGTGGAGCTACGCTTAAGGTCTGAAAATGACATAGTTACTTGGTTGTTTTACTTAGTTGTACGTTGTTTGTCCCGCACTTATACATGATAACGCAGGCACAGTCCTGGGACAAGGGGGTCTGTGCCAGTTGTTCAGTCGTCCTCTTGAAGACGACGCTGCTCCTCAACATAGGGAGCAATAGATTCTTTCTGTGCTTTCACTCTCTCAACTAGAGTATCAAACACTTCTTCGAGTGGTGTGCCTTCAGGAACTGTTGGATTACCTTCCTTATCAACACCGGCAAATTGATAGGTGAAGTCTTTCATCGTCTCCACCATCATCTTTGCTTCCTCATCTTCACTCAGTTTCATTCTGAAATAGAATGTCTTTTGCTTCTCAATGAGTTGAATAAGAACATCATAGTATTCATTCAGTTTAATGGGAGAAAGTGCAGGCAACATAGTTGATGCCCGTACACAATACATCTGCAAGTCTGTCATCTCTTGCAGATCACCTCTCACCATTTCTGATTGGAAAAAATCACTCATGTTAATACTAGTTTTGCGCTACGACTGGTTCTCTTCATATAATTTAGGCGTTGTGCATCTAACTTTAGTTTTTCTTTCAATGGTTTAGAGAGTAATTTAGATACACTTTCAAATTCAATCTCGTTTAGTTCACAGTAATGAATAACAGCATCAATATAATTCATGTCCTCATTATGTAGGACGATGTGCTCAACATCCTGCGAAAATTTCGCAGTGCTCATAAATTTATCCTCCAGTTGTTCAGGCATAGTTTTTATAGTAGTGTGCGATGTACTCTCGTAACTTAATATAATATTCTTTACAAGGTTTCTCAATCTCTACTTGGATGTC